AGCTGCGCCTCCAGCATTTTTAATACCACCAAAGGTTGCAATAGCAATATCTCTAGGAGCACCTACTAATTCTTTCATAGTAGTACCGAAACCACTCCAAGTAGTAGTAGCAATATCTTCAATACCTGCATCAACAGTAGCTGAATTAACAGTAGCTTTGTCTACCTGATAAATAACATTATCAAGTTTAAAATACATAAAATATTCTGGTGCAATAGCAAAGTTAGATGTAGAAGCGTGCACTCGAGTTGCTGCAGTTACATCAGTAGTAACTAATTTACCACCAGTTTGCCATACAGATTGCTCTTCAACCTCTGTAATAGCTGCTTGTGTTTTCTTAGAAGCAAGAGTACTTGAAGTAAGAGCTTGCCACATATACCAATCAGCAACAGGCTTAGCGTTACCTGACGTGTTTGTAGCTGCAGTAGTTGAATCTGCTGCTCCAACAATATTTACACCTGTTGGACGTATGTATGTTTGAATATTCCAATCAACAGGGTTGATTGCTGTATTAAATCTTTGTTGTGAACGATCTGGGCTTAGTCCAGATTCAAGAGAAGTGATGTCTTGAGTAGCTGACGTAGAGGTAGCCGCAAATCCTGCTAATACCTCAAGTTTCCAAGTATTACCTGGTGTCATCGCCGCAGCAACTGATGCAGAACCACTGGTGGTACCAATTATATCAACTGTTGAAAAGAACACTTCAGAATTTCTCTGTAAATTGAGAGATGCCATGTTATTTCTCCTTAATTTTCTAGCCTATAGGCTGTATTTAAATTTACCTCTGCTATTCCGTAAGGAGCAGCTAATCCTTCATCTGTGGTTATACTGTCTATTGTTATATCAAGTATACCTTTATCGGGATTTTCCCCTAATTGGTGATAAATAACAAATTCAATGTCTTGGACTATATCATCTGCGAGGCTTTGGGAATTATCTTGTCCATATATGTATGCTCTTATAGTAACGTCTAATGTGGCTACCGTCAAATTTTTTGAATTAAAATCTCTATTTTCGGTTCCAGCCGATAGATAGAGTGATGGAAAATCATTTACTTCATCAAGAAATCTAATACCTCTTTTAACATTATTAAATACATTTAAATTATAAGTATAATTAGTACCAGCTACAGCTTGACCATCAATTTCTTTTAGTTTATCTACTAAAAGTGCTATGATTTCTTTTCTTCTGGATGCCATTAGTTAGCCCTTAATATATTAAATTGCCTAGCATAAAGTGCTTGAGTTACTTGTCTTATAGCTACTATAGCTTGTCCATCAGGAATATACCCATATTTCTCAAGTGATCTATATACAGGATTTAAAGTATACATTATCATATTTTTTCTATAATTAGGAAATACTTGAATACTTTCTATATATTTACCTGTCCTATTTTTTAGCATTGGAGGAAAAGCCTCTCCAGCAGTAGCCATAGTTTGTTGTAGTCTTGCTCTTACTAATGCCGATAAAGCAACTCCAGATATAAAAGCTTGCTGAGGAGACTGTGATTTTTTACTCTGCGCTACTTTTCTGGTAATAGTACCAGAAGCTATACGAGCTGAACCTTTATCTACCTCAAAAACTATGTTCGAATCAGCCTTATTAAGTTCGTGTATGGCTCTTGGACTAAAAACTATATTAGCTTTTGCCATAGCTTTTACAAAACTTTCAGTTTGATTTTTTAAAGGCATTTGTACTTTTTTATTAGCTTTATTTATTGCTTCTCGTACATAAGCTTCGGAAAATTCAATATTAAAAAGTACACTGGTTACACCTTTTTTATTAGTTTGTTCTTTTACTACTATGTTAGCAGAACTGTTTTTGTTTATTTGAGCCCATTTAAATGATATTTTAGAAACACTTTTACCACCGCCGGCAAGACTAATTGGTATACGTATATCTCCAGATTTCATAACAAAATTTCTTCGTAGAGCTGTAGCAGTTTTAGAGCGAGAGCTTAATATTTTTTTTAATTGACTTTGATTATTTTTTGCAGCTAATAATTGTTCTACTAAATCAGGCATACCTGCAGAAACATCGGTGCTTATAAGTTTTCCTGTTTCTAAATCTACTCCTGTGAACAATTCCTTAGTACCAGAAAGATTTACTCCAGAGCCGCCAGCAGTTTTAATACGTTGAGCTTTAGTTACCTTGCCTGCAGCATCTTGAGTTACTTTAATAGCTTTAGTTTCAGAAACTCCTGTAAATTTTTGCTCTCCTTGTTCAACAGTATACATTAAGTTATCAGGAACAACACCTTTACCAGCTCTACCACGAATTATAGTACCACCAACAGCTGCAGCAACTTCTGCATCTACTATGTCTGACATTTTTTTGGTTATACTATTTAATTCAGATCTAAGAGTAGAGCCTCTAGGAAGAGAAAATGCTAAACCTTGTAAGCGAGATCTTTTGATCATCATATCTTCTAAGCCAGAGTATACTTTACCATCTACTTTAGCAGTAATTTTGTTATACACAAATGTACGCATTACTCAATAATCCTATATAGGTCTAATATGCGTTTGATATGTGGAGGAAAACTTGCGGCTAGTGGATATTTTTCACCACGCTCACCTTCAAGAGAGAATCCTTTTTTCTCTTGATCTTGTTTATAAATTAATTTAACAGTATCTAATACTGCCATTTTAATATCTGATGGTACATCAGCAGTTTCATATCCACCACGATACTCAACTCTAACAGCTGCAGGAAACGGGTTAAATACAGGAGGACCACTCAGAGTCATTGCAGGGTAGGAGCTACGTACTACAGGATAAGTACCTCTAGTACTAATGTTACCAGTATCTTTTGTGATCTCTCCAACATCTTTACTAAAGGTATATTGACTGGCAGAACTATGAGTATCTGATGTTGTAGTATCTTTATTTAGTCCGTCAAAGTGAAAAAGACTTATGGTATCCTTATCAGAACTAAGTCTATATGCAGAAGGAGTAAAAGCTGTTTTATATCTTGCACTATTTGATATACGTAGATCATCCATATAACCTACAAGACCTTCTCCTATTACAACATTAGTAGTAAAACTGTTATTACTTGCAGCAAAAGCTACATTCTGAGCTACATTGCCATTTACAAATAATCTCATTTTCTGTGCTTGATTATCATAAGAAGCAGCTACATGCATAAATTCTCTAGGAGCATAGTTAGAGGTAGTTCTACCCGCTTCAGGACCTCCTAATGCTGTAATACTCGATCCACCTCTTCTAGAAGTAATAGATAGTGCATTAGCAGCAGCAAATTTAAATTGTAGATAGTTAGTTGAATCATCATATATAGTAAATATACTATTCTCACCTATACCTGCAGTATCTTGTCTAATATATGCTTCTATTGTAAAATCGCCATCTTCAAACTGTAATTCATCAATAACAGTAGTAGCTTCTAAGTTATCCGGGGCAGCAACAAATTGTACAGAAGATACCCCAAATTGTTTTACTCTGGTGTTAATATGAGCTTGACCATTAAAAGAAACAGTTAAAGTATCACCATCTGTGGTAATAGGTCTACCTATAGAAGAAGGATCATTAAGTATAACATCATTTGATCCATCATACTCAGAAACTAAGTATACGTTACTTAGAGGTAGTCGAGACGTCATAACAGAAGTTTTACCTCCATCAAAGATTTCTACATAATCATTAGCAAGTATCTCTTGTCCTATATAATGTTCTACCATACCCGTAGCATACTTAATAGCATTTTCTATACGGCTATCTTGGGTAGTACTAGATATGGATAAATAATCTTTAACATCAGCTAAAGTAACAAAGGGATATTTACCTAAATTTTGTTGTAGTCTGTCTACCATAACGTGTCCTTTCTAGTTTATAACTAGTTATATCTTTTTAACAGGCGCGTTAATAACTTTTTTAGTGGGTGCAACCTTTACCTTAGTATTTTTAGTATCTTCTATAACTTTTTTAGGAGTACCTAATATAGAAGCTGGGAGAGGTATTCCTTCATCCCATTTAGTAGCCATTAGTCGGGCTTCATAATCACCCCAACCGTGTCTATGAAGCCAATTAATAGCATCTTCTTTAGTAGTAATATAATCAGGAATTACTGATATATCCATTATTTTATCCTCTTAAAACATAGAAGGGGAGGCTGACCGCCTCCCCCCATTTTAGAACAATAATTTTTAAAT